ACAACATCTTCCAAACCAAAATCTTTAACACGTTGCCACGTTAAACTATCTTCGGACTTTTCTGGATTTGCGTTGTTAAACAGTATAACCTTAGTTTCAAAATGCGGAACTACGTTGACTTTTAAAGAAGCCAAATAAAGATTTATGTATCGTAAATCTTCTTCTTCGTTAGTTTTTCCACAAGTTGATAGTATCAAAATTTTCATAATTTCTCCAAAATACGGAATGGACGGGACTCGAACCCGCAACCCCCGCAGTGACAGTGCGGTGCGCTAACCGATTGCGCCACCACTCCCAGCAACAATTATTTAATTTTACTCTGCGTTACTGTTTCGTAAAGTTTTTCAAACTCTTGATGCGTTGCTACTTCGTCATCAAAATTCTGCTTGTGATACGTCTTTGCTAACTTACGAAAAACTTTCTTGTTAAGTTGAAGTTCTTCACAGATATCATTGATAATATTTTTCTGCAAGTCTCGTTCTGCGGAAATTCGTGTCATAGATACACTCATATCCTTTAATGCACCTTCCAACTTCAACTTGTCATTCGGTGTTAAATTCATAATAACCTCGTTGTTGTGATGTTGTAAATAAAATGTTTTTCGTTATGAATCTTCTTTTTCTAAGAAATTAGCAATGTACAATGTACCACCAACTGCAAAAATCATAACCACTAAAAATATTAAAATTGCGGATAACATATTTTCTCCTATGGTAAGCTCCCAGAGAGGGATTCGAACCCACACCCAAATGTAAGTTTATGTGACGAGGAGTTGAACCTCTTCGCTTGGCCAGCGCGTGTGTAGAATTGAACTACATTACCGAGGTATTTCACCCGATGCTCCAAATAGCTATCACATAAACTTACAACACGCCCTGAAGGACTCGAACCCACACCTAGCAGATTTGGAGGCTGCTGTGCTACCATTACACCAAGAACGCAAAGCTCCCAGAGAGGGACTTGAACCCCCGACCCGATGATTAACAGTCATCTGCTCTACCGACTGAGCTATCTGGGAATATTGTGAGATTCGCACTCACTTGGGGTCATTCAGCAACATCTACATATCAGCAGTTGCCACCGATATGTCTCTGGTATCAGCCTTCACCCCTAGCTTACCAAATTAAAACTTATCTTCTTTTATGGTACTATAACTACCTTTGCATTATCCGAAACTGTTCCAATTGATGCCGAAACAAATGTGGTTCCTGGCGCAATACCCAACAAAAGACCAATATTCGACACTCGTGCGGTTGCACTGTTAGTAGTGGTCCACTCAAACGGACGACCATTCAATGCTGCCACACTCAAAGGAACACTATCAGCGTCAAATGCTGTAGCTGTGTATTGACGGGTAGCGCCCACCTTTAGGTCTGAACTATCAGGTGAAACCACAATGTAATCAATACCCACTTCTGTGACATTTACTACTAGTGTACCCACTCTGTTTTCAACAACACAGGTAATAATCGTGGTGCCGTAAGTAAGACCTGTGATTACACCCGTTGCGGAAACAGTAGCAATGGATTCATCACTACTATGCCAACCAAATGTACGCTGCGCAGCGGTTAGTGCTGTACCTGAACTGTTACGTAAATCTGCGACAACTGCAGCGGGGCGCCCCACATGAGCTGGCTTAGGTAATGTGAGAAGTACACGAGCGACAGGAACCAAAGATACTGTGACGTTCAACGTGCCTGTCTTTCCACCGGAAGTTGCGGTGATGGTAGTTGTACCTGCCGACAATGCAGTAATCAATCCTGTTGCGGACACTGAGGCGACGGCTGGCGCGCTTGATGTCCAAGTAGTGGTGAATGCCGTGAGAGTATTATTTCCAGCATCTCGTGCAACAGAGGTTGCCTGTAATGTCTGACCAACAAAAAATGTTGGCGGTACAGTTGCCGTTACTGTGACCGTAGCTACTGTTGGGTCTGTTACGAAAATCGTAGCAGTTGCGAATTTACCACCCGCTGTCGCTGTAATTGTAGCTTGACCCTTGGATACTCCTGTTACTAACCCATTAACAACTGTTGCGACTGATGTATTATTTGATGTCCATACAACTGTTTGATCTCTCATAACAGAATCACGCTGATCTTTAACCGTGGGCGTGATAGTAACTGTACGTCCAATTTCAAGTTGTGTAGCAGTAACATTTAATGATACTGTTGTTACCGCTGGTGTTACTGGAGCCGTAATAACAGCTTCTTCCGTACACGCTGTAATACTCAATGCCAACAATGTTCCATACAAAATACGCTTCATTTTTTCTCCTACTAAGGTAATCCGACACAACCGAGTGTTGTGCCTTCTAAGCCGGGTATCCCGACACAGGCCCACTAGGACTTGAACCTAGACAAACGCTTTTGGAGAGCGTTGTGCTGCCAATTACACCATGAACCCATAGTACACCAGGCTAGAGTTGAACTAGCGACCTTTCGTGTATCAGACGAATGCTCTAACCAACTGAGCTACTGGTGTGCATCTTACAAAATGGGAGTGGTTGGACTCGAACCAACGTAGATTATTAATCGGCAGATTTACAGTCTGCTGCCATTGCCGCTAGGCGACACTCCCAAACTACTATTTTTTCAAATCGTTTTTGATGTCTCGTCTGACCTTTTTAAGATAACCAATTCGCGTTTCATTGTCAACGAATGGTACACTCCAAAACTGTCGTGTATTTGTCTTAAACCACCCAAATACAAATGAATATACTCCTAATACTAACCGTAATTTTACGGCATTAAAATATAACATGTATACAGGAAGTGCGGGTGCTCCGTGTGTTAAATATGTACGAACCTTTTTGTGTGACAATAATGGTTTTGGATAACCATATTTTGGAATTAACGGAACAAACTTATATGCGAATCCTGGTGTGAATACCACATCAAAGAATTCTTCCATTAGTGGTGTACACCGAAACCACCATACAGGTGATATAATGTAAATTCTATCTGCCCATGTCACCAACTCTTGATAATGTTTAATAACTTCTTTCTTTTTGATGGAAAGATCATCTTTATAGAGGTCAATGACTTCTATGGTTTGTGTAGATTCATAGCTTGCGTTATTAGTTAATTCGTCTTTAATGGTTTTAAAAATACCATTATAACAAAAACTTTTCTTATCAGGATGTCCGATGACTATTAAATTGTTCATTTCACTCCTTGCAAAAATTATAAAACAATAGCGGGGGAGGGATTTGAACCCTCGACCTCACGATTATGAGTCGTGCGCTCTCACCAACTGAGCTACCCTGCCACTTTTCGAATATATACTTTAAACCAAATAAATATTTTATCCAAATTGGAAAAAGTTCTCCAATTCTTAACTTCGTTAATTGTACGATAACATCCTACACAACGTGTACCTTCAAGTTTACATATTTTTCTACACGGAGAACTTATAACCACCGAAATATTCCTGTTATGTCAATTAGTATCCATACCGCATTGACAATAACCATTGGATAATCTTTCTTATTAAAGAAACTGTGTAACATTCCACCGTGTCCAAAAAAGAAAAGTAAATATGGTATCCACATAGGAATGTTAGGAATTCTACCAGCTAATATAATTCCACCCACAATTAAAATTAATACAGCCCACCATTTACGTTTAACAATAATGTGCTCTTCTGTTTCTGTTAAAGTTACTGGTTTCGCAAATAAAATATTTTTCATTTATATTGACCAGTATCTATTGAATTCTGGATATCACCACCTTGTAACACTTCTGGTTCGGTATCACCTGTAAACGTAATAACACCAAAAAATATCATTACAACAATAACCAAAGTAGTTGCGATTACTTTTTTAACTTGTTTAGTATCCATAATATAATCTCCTATAAAAAGGTGCGAGCCAGATTCGAACTGGCGTGGGATTTCTCCAAAGGTTTTGCAGACCCGTGCCTTCAGCCACTCGGCCATCGCACCGTATGCTCCTGGAGGGACTCGAACCCCCAACCCACTGAGTAGAAATCAGTTGCGCTATCCAATTACGCCACAGAAGCAGTTAATGTATTTGACCAAATTACAAAATATATTTTATTTACCCAAACTATGTCGAATAGGTTTTCCTGTTTCATCAACACACACAAATACCATTTCATCAATATCAACAATAACTTTTTGTGTAGTTAAATCTCGTACTTGTACTTCCAAAGTAATAGAAGTTTTTCCAACGGTTTTTAACGCCACTCCGATTTCAACAACATCCCCTTGATATGCAGGTGCAACAAAATTAATAGCAGACATACTTTTTGTCACAACTTTTTTATGTCGGGTTTCAATTGCCGCGTAGATGGATGCTTCTTCGTCTATCCACTCCAAGCATCGTCCACCAAACAATGTACCATTGACATTTAAATCACCTGGTTGCACCAATTTTCTAGTTAAGAATCTCATAAAATTTTTGTTTAAATGTTATGCCCCAAGCAGGAGTCGAACCCACAACCCTCTGATCCGAAGTCAGATGCTCTATCCAATTAAGCTATTGAGGCGTATCAGGTAGGAGGGAGTCGAACCCTCTTCCCCCGCTCCACAGGCGGGTGCCCCTACCATCTGGGCCGCATACCTGCTATTACATCAAGAATACGTAAATCGGAAAGTGATAATGTTATCTTCACCCCACTCAGGAATGAGCGGAGAACTTATATATATCGGTTTTTTCTGTAAAATACACTCATGTCCAATAAACAATTTGAGTTCATAACTTAGATACTCTGAGAGTAATTCTATCGTGGTAATCACGGTTGACTCATCATATGAATCCGTAATATATCGGTTTGGATGTAGGATTGCCTTAAATTGTCTCGACGTAGTGGAAACTGTATTTGGTTCTACATAGACACACGGGAGTGCACAAACCGTAGAATACATCTTTTGTACAATACTACTGAACACGTGCTCGGACTTATACAGATTAGCAATCTGCGGCTGTAATTCCGTTGCTGCAAACTTTTCAGCTATCCTAAGTAACTTATCTTCCCGCGTCACCGTGTTTTCGCATCCATTAAAAAAATCTTCGATTTCTTGTGGATTGACAATAGCAATCGGTGTGTTGGGAATAAAAAAGTTTGCTTTTTGTAGTCTATCTATTGTCCAACTCATATTAATCCCACAAATTCTCGTAATACTTTCCAAACAATCGAAACCCGTTGGTGATACGTTCGTGATGTGCTTCACGATGTTCCCAATCATCCGTGACCTTACTTTCAAAAGCAAAAATCATTTCATCCAATATCCAATCCCATCGCTTGAAATGATTATCATCTGTGTCCCACTCATTTTCAACAGGAGGTGCAGCTGACTTACGAAGCTCTTCGGGAACATCCGTTTCATCTACATATGGTGCACCATGTTTGGTTTCTCTTAACTGCTTCAACATAGGAGTAACAATAAGAGCCAAGGTATGGTCCATATTCCATGTATCCCACGAATCAATCTGCACAGAAATCTTCCGTTTACCTTTATAGGTTTTTGGATACTTTCCGATATGAACTTTCATATTAGTATTCAACCTTGATATAATGTTCTGTTGTGAGATGCATCTTTTTACGATAGAAATGTTTCATCTTGTAAGCCAACATTACAACTACAACTATAAAATTGAAAATATAATTCATCATCAATGGAATATTCCACAACATAATAGCATAAGTTGTCATGAATACTTCACCAATAAACCAAAGTAACAACATAGGCCAACCGATATGACATCGTTTATCCTTAATGGTTCTGAGCAATTCTGGAATAGCATTAATCGTGAGAAAAATACTTCCTATATATCCAATCGTTTCCATATTATTTACCCAAATATTTTATGCACTTGGAGGGACTTGCACCCCCACGGTTGCCCGCCAGCTCCTAAGGCTGGTGCGTCTGCTAATTCCGCCACAAGTGCGTGGACTACTATGAATATACAATATTATACATAGTAATCAATGGAAAAAATAAAACTTAATCAATTCTTAATTTTAGAATTTTATTTGATCTCGTTCCGCCGTACATGCCATGTGGTCTGCCCAATGAATAACATATGATAGATTTGTTTTCATAGGATACTTACCAAAATTTTTTAAATAAGCTTTGTTACTATCATCGTACATACCATCTGACAGCTTAATAGCAATCCATTCCTTTTCTGTAACTGGAATTTCGAATTTTTGTAGTAAATACAACGCACGATCAGTAACAGTCATATATTGGATATTTTCATTATGCGTGTACATTTCTCCACGCTTACGATGCCAATCACTATCTTGATCCAAATAATACGGTCCTTGTTCATTACCCAACTTACCCAAGTCGTGATGTAATGCTGCGAAAATCATTTCTTGCTTGGTAAAGTCAATATCACCACCGATTGCTTTGTATGCGGTAGCGACCTTCATAGATGCCTCTGCAACGTGAACTACGTGGTCAAGGTATCCACCAGGAAATGCATTATGATAGTGAACCTTTCCCGATGCAGGTGCTGAAATAAGCTGCTCTCCAAACACTTCATACATCTGATTTAGCTTTTCTAGACGAGAATCTTCGGCAAGAAATGCATTGAACTTCTCTAAGTTTTTCTTAACTTTCTCTTCGTAGTCAAACATAACCGTTTCCTTAGTAATTAAAGTTTTGGAAATCCTCTGTATACAACTCCCTTAACAAATATAACAGTGTGGGGTCCGAAAAGTCAACCCCCAAATTATTAGGATATCTTCTATATAAGGTATTATCTAAATTATACCCTAATTTGTTGTTTATGAAATTCGATAAATTTTCTCTATTTTCGTATTTAAAAATAGTTAATTTTTCTTGTGGTCCTTCTAATAAAAAAGTTTGTGATACAATAAACGGTACTCGTAAACAATTATCTGTATAACTTGTTATAGATTTACGAAATCTATCTTTAATACTATCGGCCACGTTGGTCCAATAATCACTTTCACCATTTTTATATACTGCTCTAAAAAAATCTTTACGTTGACTTTTTAATATCAACATATCTTTTACAAACAGTATTGTATCTAGTGTAGTAGGTAATTTATCAGCGTGTACTTTACACTTACCACACATACACACACTAAAAATGTGATTTAATCCAGACCGAAATCTATTCACAGGATGACGAACAGTTGTAAATGAATCAAGTATTCCATACTGAGATATTAATTCTTCGTATGAATTATGTGTCTGTTCATTTACCTCCATATAAGGGAAAAATGTTCTCATCACTGCCGTAGATGCAGTTTTGGGAACATTTACCCATAACCATTGTTTATCTTCAATTTTAGATTGAATTAACATTTTATACTATTAAGGTCACCTTATTTGTTCTAGATTGCTGTCTGGTCCATAGTTCAAAGATTGTAGGAACCGTTGGTACTTTTAGTAGCACCATATTTACATCATCCAATAACTTGTCTGCTTTTTTATTATTACACGTACTACAACTTGTAACTACATTTGTCCACTCATCCTTACCACCCTTTGCTACTGGATGTATGTGGTCACGAGTAAGAAACTCATGTGATTTCATCTGATTACGTGCGCGTCCACAATACTGGCAAGTATACGCGTCACGGACAAATAGATTTTTTTGTGTAAGTAATGCTGGCGTCCTAAATACACGCCGACCCTTAATGTAGTGTTTCAGAGCAATCATCAGTGGTATAGGAAACGTTTGCCGTGGTGACCGTACCACCAAATTCGGATGTTCCTCAACTATGATAGCCTTTCCTTCCAAAAACATCAACAATGCTCGTTTGGAAGATACCACTGTAATGGGTTCGTACGTGGCATTTAGAACAACACACTTTGTTGTTTCCAACGCCATAAATTTACTCCTGAGGTTTGATATCGTTTAGTAATTGGTTGATACTCTTGTCGGTTAACATTTGTAATATGTCACGTGCCTTTGCTGCTGTTTCGTAATCTTCTTCCTCAATAGAATATTTCATAGCATCCTTCAAAACAATTTCGTAGTCAGATTGCCGTACAACAGCAATGTGAGTATGTTTGTTGTTTATAGGATTTATCTGGAATAGTTCTACCTTGTCCAAATTTTCCCGAATACCTTTTTTAATTTGTTTTATTAAATATTTGTATACTACTAGTCTATTTTCATTCAGAAATTTCTGAATTATGTAAAAAGGTTTCGGTGGTAGGTTTAACATTACTTATCCTTCTTTTTAATATTTTTTTTCTTAGTTACTTTTTTAGTTGCTTTCTTCTTTACCGCAGTTTTTGTGGGAGTGTCGGTTTCACCAGTTTCTACTCCTTTACAAAATACTCGCCCATCGGTATGAACATATCTGGTTTTGAAATGCCATCCACGAGGAAATTTTTCACCTTCTGGTTTTTTCTGTATATTAGGTGGTGGTGCAATCATCCGTTGTACGCAGTAGGCACACGTTATTCGACCAATATCCGCAGCAACTTCTACTTCTTCATTATTACATTCACCACAAATTAAATATTTGCGACCAGTAACCCGAAGTGCTTCTGTCTTTGATAACCGTTTAATTCTACGCTTCAATGTCATGTTAACCTCGTGCTTTCCAAAGTCTGTATTGTTTATTCCACCGAGCTTCGAGAAACTTCACTTTGTTTTTTGCCCAACTGGGAGAGTTTAGTTCTTTAACTGTGTCGTTTAATTCAAGTATACGAAGTCTTGCATTAAACAACTGTCCCAAAGTTTTTGCTTCGACAATCAACGACATCACCTTCATATATTCGAATTCAATATACTCTTTTTCTGAGTCTGTTCCAAATATACTGTTAAGGTAGTGTTTAATTTCTTCATACATTGTTTACTCCAACAAAATGTAAACACTAACCATTAAGTGGACCTGAGGGGAATCGAACCCCTGTCCGAGATTGCTTCCTACTAAATGTTTATGTGTGTAGTCAGTTATTAGAATTCATCCAGTTCTCATTAACTAACAAACGTAAACTGAATATAGAACCGGAGTATCACCTTGAATACGGTTCCTATCAAGGCTATACCACATAAATGAACAAATTAACCCTATGCGGTAATCTCAGATTAATTCGTCAGGCTGCAATTAAGCAGCGAGGGCTAAAGTATAGTTGCCAGTTAGATTTTTTGGTCTGTTTTACTCGTCTTACCAAACGAGACACAAAACTTAATCATCCACACCCCGTCGAAACCAGGACAGGCCCGTATCTACTATACATAGATATACTGTAATATAAAAAGACCAACTTGATTTGTCAAGTCGGTCTTAATATATAGTACCAAATAATAAATTTATACCACAGCTCTACCTTTATCTCGTTCCCAATCACGTTCTGGTCTTACTTCAATATTCTTTTCCCATACCGCTTTCAGTAACGGTGCAGAATGACCATTTTGTTCACTATATCGAATCAGCGCATTTAAATCTTTTGGAAAACACGTTCCACCGAATCCAAAACGTCCATCGTGTCCAGGTACTTGCCAATGACTCGTACCCAATCGTGGGTCCAAACTTAATATTTTTGTAATGTGATCATAATTAATGTTAACTTTTTCACATATTTGATAAATTTCATTAAGAAATGCGACTTTCGTAGATAACATTGTATTTGCCACATATTTAATCATTTCCGCTTCTTTTGCTCTTGATATCCACACTTGTGACTGTGGAAATCTTTCATAATACAATGTTGATACTGGTTTTATGTCAAACCCAGTGTCTCTTTCCGAATGTCCCAATGTAATATTAATCTGTGATACGAAGTCGTTGATATAATTTCGTTCCGTTAAAAATTCTGGATTAAAACATACCGTGATATTTGGAAATTCGTCTGCCAGTTTATCGGTTGTTCCTGGTTCTACCGTAGATTTTAGTATGCATATTGGTTTGTGGTCAACATCTACATTTGCGA